GCCCCCAGGATGAGGGCACCTAGCCAGTAGAAATCAGAACTCACAACCCAACCCTCTTCCTGATACCGTCTGCCCCTTCTTGGAGGTAGACTTCGTTAGCGTCCAAACCTTCAGGCATCGGCACCACGACAGCCACGTCGATAGCCTGCATGATCTTCTTGCCCATTTCCCTACCGGCCTGGTCACCGTCCGTCAACACGAACACTTTCCGGTAGTCCGCGAATGCACGGGCATACCAGTTCTTCCAACCGTTAGCACCAGGCATACCGACTGCCGGGATACCCACTACCGTGTTCACGATGATCGTGTCCAGTTCCCCCTCGCACACGCAGATAACATCGGAGTCTTCCTGGAACGCGAGCACGTTGTAGATGTGCTGCTGTGACCCGGCACGGGACAGGTACTTGGGTGAGTCGTCGGGGTGCACGGAGCGGAAACGAATATCAACAGCACCCGTGGGTGTCAGGTATGGTATTGCGAGTCTGCCTCGCATCTCGTCATCACCGACCATCGGTTCTTTGACGTAGCCGAGGTGGTGTGTAAGAGCGGCTTCGCCGTTTATCCCCCGACCTAGAAGATAGTCGGCTATGTCTCCGACCTGACGGAAGTACGCCAGTTCCGCTTCGTCCAGAGATTTCCTCGCATCTACCGACAGCATCCTTGTATCCTATTCCTTCGTAGTGCCGTACAACGTCTATCGCATCGCCCTTGAAGTCGCACGCTAAACATTTCACTTTCCCCGCATCATGTGACACACGGCAGGAAGCGTGATGGTCGTCGTGGGCGTGGCATTTGACTGACTGCCAGGTGCCCCTGGGTTGCGGTAGTTGCCACCCGTAGTGTTCCAGTATGGGCCAAATGTCAAAGCGGGGCTCGTCATCCACGACCGGCCAAGTCTTGTAATGTCTCCATGTTTCCCCACTTGCGGCCTTCCTCGTAGGATGCGTCGATGGCTTGGTAGATGGGGAAGCCGATGATGCGTGATGCGAGCCAATGCCGGAACTGTAGCCAGCGGTATTCAATCATGCTAGTCCATTCCACCTGAGTAGATTCAGTAGTGTGTCTTGCGTCATCATCACGACACCACCAGTGGCACCCTTCTGGGGTGTCTTCCGCACCACCACACCATACGTGGGGCAGTCATACTTCGCCGTGTAGTTCTCCGCCTCCACGTCCGCTTCAGCCAACCATTCCGCTACCTTGTTGGCGCGTACGTTCTTGGCTTCCACCACGACAACGTGACCGTTCTTCAGTTCGATAGCGACATCACCGATGTCTTTGCTACCGGCACGAGGTAGACGACGGGCACGTAAACCTGACTGGTTGTAGTATTCTTCCAAGTCGGTTTCCCACCGTGAACCTTTACGCTTGTTGGCGGAACTCACGAGTCAAGGTCTTTCAGTTGCATGTTCGTCGGAAAATAATCCATCCACAAGGCACTGCGACCAGTCGCGTCAGCGGGACCGTAACGGTTCTTCACGGCAGCAGCAGCCATCAAACCAGGCTGCTCCGATGACAGAGTCACAATCAGCGACGGCACCTGGGCGATCTTCCCATGCAACGCTGCACGAGGAGGACACGGGTTACCATCGTAGCCCTCACTCGTGTGGTGCAGGATCAGGAACGCTGCACCCGTGTCCCTAGCCCACCACTTCACCTCACGCATCAGAGAACGCAGACTGGAGAACTCGTCACCCGACTCGTGGGTCACATCCACGGCGTTATCAACAATCACCAGGGAAGGATTGTCACCCATCAACTCCCGGTACACGTTGATTTCGTCCTCCAAATCAGCCAGCGTGGGGGACGCATCAAACATCCACCTGATGTGACCGATGGAATCCTTCAAGATTTCACTGGCCCACATGGGGTCGGATGCCATGCGTTCCTCAACCTCAGCCTGCTGGATACCTGTCACCATTGACAGTGAACGGATAGCCATAGTGGACTCGTGCGAATCAGCACTCGCATACAGGGTGGGAACTTTCGCCTTCACCGCTATCGCCAAAGCAGCGGTGGATTTCCCCGCACCGGGTGGGCCAGCAATCATGCTGACCTCACCACGGCGAATGGAGATGTTGCCATCGGACCACGACTTGAACGGCATAGGTATAACCATCGCCTCGCGGTTGATGGACCTTACTGCACGGTCAAGTGATCTCACTGTTTACTCCTCGTCAAACCACGAAGGGCGGACAGCGATACGGGATGAGATGAACTCTCCACGGGACATGACCCATGAGAGTAGTTCAGCGTAGTCTTGCAGGTTGTCGATTTTGACTTGAATGTTTACGGTGTATTCGGTCATGCCGGGAACGCATTCCACTCGGGTGTTCCACGGTTGATGAAGATGGCGCTGCACTGGTCCGCTGTACCCTTCGGTGTGGGACAGAACCAGCCACGCCACGGACCCTTGGAACCGGACCCGGTACGGGCAACCATGTCACCGTGCACGCACTGCTTGACTGCCGCACTCGTGAACGAGGCAGGTGGTCCCGATGGTGCTGCTGCAGGTGCAGCCACAGCAGCCGTTACCGCACGGGCACCAGCCAACTTCGTTTGCACATCGTGAATCGCTGGGATACCGGACTCTTCCAGTTCCCCCAGTAGGTCAACGAACTCGCTCATGGAGTTCGCGTACACGTTGAACAGGTCGTTGCCAATCTTGAAATTGGCCTGAACCTTTGTCCCTTCAGGTGATGCAGCCATTATTCTTCTCCAATCAAATCATCCCCGAAATCGGGTTGGTATTCCTTGTGCCCGAAAGCATAGCAGAACTTTTGCACACCACAAGAGGCACACAGGTTCGTCACGTTCGGCACGAAAATCCCGGCGTCAATGCCACGCTTCACGTCCCGCAGCCAACGCTGCACCATGTCCAGTGGGTACTGGCGTAGGTCATGCACCGCGTCCAATGTCCCACTACGTGCCATCCAGTAGGAACCATAGTCGGGTGCCTCACCGTATTGCGCCTCCAGGGCAAGACGGTACACGGCTAGTTGCAGTGCCGACTTGGGTGGTTGTCCTGTTTTCAGGTCCACGATCATTGTTTGCCCGGTTGCCTTGTCAACGAATACCCGGTCAATGTATGAACGTAACGTCAGGTCACCGGGTAGGTGGATCATGACGCCTAGTTCGATGGCGGGTGTTCCTTGTGGGGTCCGCCAAATGTCAAGGTTAGGGTTACCTAACCTCCAGTTGTAGTAGTTGTGGACCATTGTTGGTCCCTCGCTCATCCACCACGATTCGTCTTCCTTGTTCGGGTACTGTTTCGTGGCACGTCCACCTGCACGCCAGGGTTTTCCTTTGTTGGTTTCTTTCGCTTCAGCGATGGATGCCCTGAAGGCAGCCATGCCAGCGTCGTAAACCGCAGGGTCCATCATGGCGTGAGGAGTGCATGGTCGATGGCGTCAGCAGCGGAGTGCACAGCGGTGCCCCCACTGAAGTACCAGGCGGGGTCTTCCTCCACCCCAACGATCCTGGTGAGACGGTACTTCTCCCCGCACTGCAGCCACGTCGTGAACTGGGAGTGCGAGATGTACGGTTTAGTGTTTTCTTCCATGCCGGTGATTGTGGCGTGTCGCGGGTTGCGTTGTCAACCGACACGCTGTAGGTTTGTGGGGCGCGTAAGCGTGGGGCAGAAACTCCATGACGGGCGACGGCACATGCCTGACTCCTGAAGGGGATGCTCCCTCTACCCACCCGGGTTCCGGTTTCTTGGGGGGGTAGGGGGGGCATTTCTCTTTCTGGGTTCCGGCAGGGAGCGAGGCTAATGCCGAGCGACCTAGTAGGGAATTGGGATATTATGAATACTATACTAGTGAACTACGTTCACCCCGACTACCCCGGTGGGGTGTGTGTTTACTGTGGGGAGACAGCAGACAGCGTTGACCACCTGCTTCCCAGGGGTTTCACTGGGGATGCGGATAGACTCAGGGTTCCTGTTGTTCCCGCTTGCCGGGAATGTAACAGCCTTCTTGGTGATGTGTACATGCCTGACATTTTTGATCGACGCGATTACGTTCACAATAAACTAAAAAATAAGTACAAAAAATATCAGAATGTTATGCACTGGGGTGAATCGGATTTAAAGGCTTTTGGTCGGCAGATGCGATCCATGATCGTAAAGCAGATGCGGGAGGGTGACAGGCTCCGTGCAAGGCTATCTTGGCCCAATAAAAACAACTACGATTACGACGCCTGGAGCGGTGCTTGGGAAGAGCCCGTCTCCGTAGACGAAAATAGGCTCCCGATGGCTCTGTGGTGCCTTAAATCCCCAGGAAACGGCATCCCAGGGGGTGTCTCAGACATAGAAAAAGAACCCCCCAGCCCAGATTGGACTAGGGGGTCTATTTCACAAGTTCACAAACTAAGAAGTGGGCTTAATCTTTCCGCTGGGGAGGATGCCTAACTTAGCCATCTCAGACTTAACCAACTTCACATCAGGCGTATGGATAGTTATGTGCATCGGATCATAGAACTTCTTGTAATCCCCACCCCACTCCAGCAGACGATACTTCTTCAGTAAGGCCCGCATCCTCATGGCCTTCACTGGGTGCTTCTTCCACCACACATTCGACCGGGACTGGGAGCCTTCCTTCGTGGCATTCAGGTCGATAGCCACACCCCCACAATGGTCCGATACTCGGACACTAGCCCGACCCTTACGGACAGGCGACCACGACCAGTCATCCATAGTGCCCTCATCAATCGGGGCAATCTGGGAGTGGTACTCAGACGCGAAAGCCACCAGATACGGGCCAACATCCTTACGAAGCAGCAACTTCCGATCCGTCCCCGGCACAGTGAACCACTTCAACTTAGGGTCAGTTCCCCTCGGGATAACCGGCCAACCCTTAATAGTTAAACGTTCAACCATCTACTTGTCCTTCGGAGACAAATGCGACAAAGCCAGAGACGGGGCCAAGACACTACCCACCAAAGCAATCCACAGGGGTGCAGCATCCTGCTCAATAATCCCATACGCAACCAGCAGCGGAACCACCGTCAACGACACGCTATACAGCCACTTACGCACTTCACGATTAGCAAGAAACTTCACTGCAACTCCTCAATATCTTCCTCGATCTGCAATACTGCAGTCTTCAACATGGCAACATCCACAACCAGCGTGTCAACCTTGCGGTGCAAATCAGCAAGCGACTTACCACCATTCGTACCCGGTTGAATCTGGTACGTCGCGGCCTTAATCTTCGTGTTAATCCACCAACCCAAGGCAGTCAGAAGGATACCCGTGATCGTAAGAACCGACAGAACCAAACCAGAAATCTCGTTCGGGCTCATTACACAGTCCTCAAGAGAACAGTACACACACCGCCAGACCCCTTACGGGAACCAAGCGACGGCGGGGTAGTGCGGGAATAGTTCACTTCCTCCACGTACACTTCCTTCACCTCACCAGTAGTGAAATCAGTGAACGAAACCGTGGCACCCGTCTGCTCCATCTCCTTCAAAGCCTGGAACCTGCTGTATGCATTACCAACCTTGCCGTACTTAGCGCCCTGCTTATCGGTCTCGAAATCAAACATGAGCAGCGGCAACTGGATCAGTTCCGTCTTGCGGGGTGAAGGCACCGCACGAACCTGGTAGCCCGTCAAACGGGCACTACAGCCACAATCAGGATCAGACTTCAAGTAGAACGCGAGCCACAAATCCGTGGCCGTACCCGGTGCAGCGACGTTCAGTTTCCCGTAGCCGTCAGTGAAACCATCCTGCAACGTCAACACCGTGTCCCACGTAGACGGGGCAGTCGTACCGAAAATAGAAGCCTTACCGATAATCTCGCCACTCAACGTGTTCGGGGCGATCATGCGAAGGTCACGCCACGCCTTCTGCTCCATCGTGCCCAAGCGGATACGGCCAGTCTCAATCCAGCCCTCAGACACAAACGTGTCCTGCTCCTTCACGATACCGGCACCATCCACCGCGAACCACAGTTTCCCACCAGAAACCGTGACAGCCACAGCGGAACCATCAAAACCGATAGGGGCAACAAGGTCATTCGCCCACGCAAACTGCAACGGGTCATTATTCAGAATCTGGCCAAGGTTGATGCGACGTAAACCAGCAGCCGTCACCCGGTTACCACGATTACCCTGATCCCGTGAGGTCACATACAGGTACGACTCGAAACCGACAGCATCATCCACAGTCACACTGTTAAACACGAGCGGGCCAAGAGTCAGCGACCCGTCAGATTCGATACGTGCAATACGGACACCCTTCGTGGTGCCGATCACAAGGAACGAACCCACATACGAGTACATGGACACGACCTCTTCACCGCGAGGCATATCCACCACAACAATCGGAACAGCCAACTCCACACCAGTCGTGTCAGATGTGACACCGATACGGTAAATCTGGGATGATTCCTTCGAGTAGCCAGCGGCATAGATACTGTTAGGTCCATCAGCGAAGTCAGTCCAACGCCACCCCGCGTTAGGGTTCTCAAAGAATGGGGTAGGTAGTGTCGCCGACGATGGCGACAAGTTAGTAATCTCCCAAATGCCCTGGTTCTCGGCGTACATGAGACGCGACTTCACCCACCGCAAAAGACTGTACGTGGGTGTGGAGTAGTGTTTGTTGTAAATCTTAGAGCCGTTACTGGACGGCAGAGTGCCTTTCCAAATACCAACAACGTCAGACACCAAATACACTTGACCCGTGTCCGAGATGGAAAACACGGTGTTCGTGCCACCCCACGCGACTGACGAGACAACACCAGCGTTAGTGATATACGTGACCGACGCTGCCGCAGCAAGCAGCACACCCGTCTCTACGCCGATCATTTGCTGACCAGACGCAGACGACTGCGCGTACACGGAAGCGGTCTTGTTCAACAACTGCACTTGGCCTGGTGTCCACGGGTCCACACCCCCAGACTGGTAGAACCGGAACCGTGCCTCGTTACTGTTAACCTCCAACGGTTCAGCCGAGGACAAACCGGCACCGTAATGCCATGAGGCCTGGGAGCGGAGCCACAAGCCGTTCTCTAGTGACTGCTCGCCAGGGTCACGTTCCGTGTCGATACGTTCACGACGGAACTGTGCCGTCCTACGGATCATCGGGGACTGGTCGTTATTAGCGAACAGGAACTCCAGGCCACCGATAGAACAATCCCAACGCAAGGCGTCAGGACCGTACGATCCGACACCGCCAGGTGCCTCTAGTGTGGAACCTAGTTCCTCAACTACGTCATCACTAATATCAGTGGACAAAACCAGTACCCCTCAATAGTGGGTGGGCAAGAAAAAGTGAGCAGTTTAAAGTCATACTCAGGACTCTGACCAACCCCGTGAGGTGGTGGTGGGGTTACGGGGTGGCAGGCTCTTCCTCTACAGCGGGTGCTTCGGGTGCGACGAACTCGTCAAGAGCAGCGTCATACTTGTACCCGATACCGGCGTAGCGGCCACGGAAATTATGGTTGTAACTCGTCAACTTCCAAACGCCTTCCAAACCCAGCGAATGCTGGAAAGCATTAGCCGCTGCCTCAGTTTCAGCGGAGAACTCGCCGTTGTTCGGGAGGTCTTCGTTCCGCAAAACATGTACTTCGCGGACGATGCCGTCCTCATCAATTCTCGCTACGTGTGCGATGATAACCACTTCCTTCTAGTTGTCGTTGTTGGATAGTTTACGCGGTGCGAATACGGATAACTACGACACCGGAGCCGCCATTAGCACCAGTGCGATCTCCATTTGCACTGTGCCCACCACCACCACCACCAGTATTTGCAGTACCAGCCGTGGGATTTGTGCTGTTGTAGTTTGCGCCGGTTCCACCACCACCGGAACCACCCGCTGCTCCCGGATTTCCCCCGCCGCCGCCACCGCCACCGTATGTAACTGACGCTCCGGTGATGGAGTTGGCAATTCCAGCGCCGCCAGCGCCACCAAGCCCAACTCCACCGCCGCCAACGGCACCATTGCCCCCGACTGCACCGGCACCGCCGCCCCCACCCGGTCCTTGATTAGCAGTGCCACCAGCATTACCAGTAGACGAATCAAGCGTGGCTCCACCAGTCGTAGAGTTCGGTCCACCTCCACCGCCAGAACCACCCGGACCCGGACGCACGTTGCCTGAGTTGCCAGATGCGCCGCCACCGCCACCAATGGCAATGAAGTCACCAATTCGGCTTGTATTGCCGATAAAACCCGCGCCAGACGTATTGTTGTCTGTTGCGGTTCCACCAGAGCCACCACCACCGACTGTGACCGTGTATGCGCCAGCACCAAGATACAAAGATGGGAGATATTTGACTCCGCCAGCGCCTCCGCCGCCGTCGCTTATGTTTCCAGTATGACCGCCTCCGCCCCCACCTCCGGACACGATAAGCGCATCTACAAGACCCTCACGAGTAACAGTAAACGTCCCATTACCCGTAAAAGAGTAGTAGTCATACGTAGCGGAACCAGACGTGTACGTGCCAGTGCGAGTGTTAGACGACACGGCACCACCCGCTGCCACTGAGACGGGACGGGCAACACGGACAATCACAGTGCCGCTGCCACCGGCGCCGCCTGCACCAGCAGTAGGTGAAGTGTAACCGCCGCCGCCGCCACCAGAGCCAGTATTTACCGTTCCGGCAGTAGCACTACTGGTGTTGTTTGTTCCATTACCGCCAATACTTGAACCGCCAGTTCCAGCAGTACCACCTTCGGAACCAGCCCCACCACCAGCAGCACGAGTTACAGAAGAACCCGTAATAGAGGAAGCAAGACCAGCACCGCCATTACCTCCAGTAGTGCTAGTCCCGTTAGCGCCAACGGCCCCTGCACCACCACCTCCACCGCCGCCGTAGTTTGGTGCTGACGTGCTGTTATTTCCACCAGCACTACCAATACCAGAAGTACCAGCACCACCAGTTCCCTGAGCACCGCTTGATGCAGCAGCACCACCACCAGAGCCACCAGCAAAACCAGTCGCACGACTTCCAGCGCCGCTGCTAGTGCTAGCACCACCACCACCGCCGGTAGAGTAATAAGAACCAAGGCGAGATGTGCCACCGTTCCCACCGTGATTATTTGTGCTAACTGTCGTCCCTCCTGCGCCGCCAGCGCCCACGGTGACCGTTAGACTGCCGCTTGCCAAATAAGCATTTGTTATTTCTAGGTGTCCTCCGGCTCCACCACCACCAGCCGCTGCACCGCCTCCTCCCCCGCCGCCAACAACCAGCACATCCGCATAGCCAGCGGTAACAACATTCAGCGACGAATTACCCGTGAACGTCCAATAGTCATACGTCACCCCACCCGACGTGTA